CATCCTTAGTCTTTACGCCCTTCAACAGACCAGCAGTAAGTGCATTACCCACACAGGTGTTAGCATTAGTCAGTGCGTTCTGCCTGATTATGCTGTGATCCTTTGAATTGGGATCGACAGGGAAAGCCTGCTTAACGGGCGCACTCTGAGTACGAGGGGTTGCGCCTGAGCCTGCTTTGAAAGGAGTTTTACTAGGAACAGATCCCCCACCAGACTTGCCCGCATTGCGTGGAACTTGCAGTCCCCACTTGGTTGACTCAACTTCAATCTCAGCATACTCTCCCTCCGTATACGGGTTGTTGAACCCGAGGTTAATCTCTTGTCCATCGATGAGGGCATTGTATACGGTGCCTCCGTTACTTACCGTCTTGCTTGTGATGCTGTCAATAATACCTGATACTTTCATGCTTGACTCCTATAGCCAGTATGTGTCGTGTTCGACATCAAAGCTCAATTGAACTGGGATGCCTAGGTTACTTTCTACTATCTTACAAACGCTTGTCATTATCTTCTCTAAGTCTTCCTTCTTCCCTTCCTTCCAGTCTACTACTATTGAATCATGTACTGTCATACGTAGCACGGCACTAGTACCTGACAGTACGTCATCCAATATGGTTAACGCTTTCATTACTATGTCCCCACCTGCAAACCCTTGGATGGGATAGTTCTTTGTCTCGGTAGGCTTGAAGCTGTGGCTCCTGCCATCACGTACCTTCAGCCAATGAGGGGACAGACTCTCCTCAAAGTAGAATTTTCTACCACCATGTGCGTGAGGTAGCTGGATCGTCGATGCCTTGTATGACTCGCCATCCTTGGTACCAGCAACCCAAGCATTTAACTTAACAACAAAGAGTACTTCATCCTGCCAATCCTTAACACGTGGGTACCTTTCATAGAATGCCTTGATGAGCTTCTTCACTGTAGCCTCGTCTGCCCCTGTATTCTCAGCTATACCTTTAGCACCACCACCATACAGTAGCCCAAAGTTCACACCCTTAACAGTACGTCGTGTGGTCTTGGTCATGTCACTAGGACTCTTCCATCCCATGACAGATTTACCTGTCTCATAGTGTATGTCTCTACCACCCGTGATATCAGCAAGCATTACCGGGTCACCACTAAGAGTAGCTGCTCCTACCATCTCCAGTTGAGCGAAGTCAATCTCATATATGTTACCCTCTGTACTCTTGATGAGGTTCCTAATCTGAGGTGGTATGTTCTGTCCGTTGGGATTAGAGCTAGACAACCTACCTGTAGCAGTAGCACAGGTGTTCAGCTTAGGGTGTATAGTACCACCCGTTCCTGCTGCTTGCACCAAGAAGGGGAGACAGTACGTATTGAGTATCTTGTTCGCATCCTTCGCCTTCTTGTAATCAGCTGCTGTAGCAGACAGCTTTACTAGTTCATCCATCACACTAGCATTCATCGGATACCCAAGGTTAGGGTTGGGCTTAACACCTGCGAATATTTTCGCTGTTGTGTATTCCTCTAAGGCTGGTGATTTACCCTTCTTGAATTTAATCTGCTTAGCTGGCTTGTCCTTAGCACTACCACCACACCCGTGTTCAGGATACCCGGTCAAGAAGTACGACAGGGTACGAGGAGCCAACGCTTTGAAGTCACCCTTTGTTATAGGACTACCATCACCGTACTCCATACGGTTGATGATAATATTCTCTACTATGTCCTCACGCAGTGCCTTGGTAAGAGCCAGCTCCTTAGACAACGTCTGTGTCTTAGCACGATCCAATGGTAGTCCATTCAACTCCATCCTCGCTAGTGGTAGGATGTAGTCAAGATCTAAGTTGTGTGAACCATGCTTAGTATTCTGTTTCTTGTCCACTGTCATCAATGCTTCGACATCATCAATGAGGTATTCCTCTAGGTCAATCTTATCTATATGGTCAACATCTATACCTGCCTTGATAAGAGCACCAAGGTCAAGCCCCTTCTTAAAGGGAATCTTGTATATGGCACACAAGGCTTCCAATGATATAAACCTGTCCTCGTGACCACTAGTTCGGTATCGTCCTGTCATGGTACAATGGTACTCGAATTTTTCCCAAGGAATTTTTGGGCCAAACCGTAGCAGATACTTAAGGTCGAACTTAAGATTGTGTGCTATCAACAAGGGTGTATCACCGTCATTGTATACCTCCATAATACGGTGGTTCAGCGCATCCACTGTACCTACCATGACCGTGTTCCCGTCTACAGACCAGCCAGCCATGACTACCTTGTTGTTCTTGAAGTGTGCCTCTGGACTATTGCTCGGGCCTCGGGCAGTAGTCTCAAGGTCAAAGTGTATCTCTACTTTTTTGCCCATCGTGAGTTACTCCCTACGAATAACTTGCTCTCGAATCTACCAGTAGCCATGTCAAACTTAACCTCTGTCATCGAGTGTTTCATTGATAGGTCACAACATGCAGCCGGTGGTATCTTGTTCTTGGCTACGTGTATGAACCTAGTATCAGGTGGCTCGTCATAGTCCATGCCTATCATAAGCAGGATGTCTGCCTCCCCTTGTAGTGCTGTCTTGCTCTTATAGATACGGTCCTGATGTATGTACCTTACTCCCTCTGCTGAAGGGTCAGCCTGTGTGATACCCATGATAGGACAGTACTCGCTCAGTCTGCGTAGCTCCTCACCCACATACTGTAGCTTGTCGTGATCCTCCAGCTTACCGGGCACCCCTACCTTGAGTAGTACGTTGACACCACAGAACCCATAGTTCCCATCAGCTAAGCGTGATCGTATGCTGCTTGCTTGCAGTGAAGTGTCATGGATAATGTCAATCTTTCGTCCTCCGAGAAAGCTATGATAAGCGGCTGTGTACTTTTTCGGATCAGACATAAGAGTTCGGTAGTCAACCCCGAGTGCTGACGAGATGAGACGAGTATATATTTTGTCGGCAGCTTCTTCGTTATTAAAGATAATCGCATCCTTGTCTCCCATCTGTTCAAACATAAAGGTTAACTCACTACTCAGGAAGCTGGTACCTCCTACCTCTGGGCGCTTTGCGACAATAGCGAGATCACCTGTTCGTATGGGTCCAATGGCTTTGTTGAGATCTTCGCATCGCCAGTACAAGCCGGTGTTGTCTCTTGTATCCTTGGCAAGATCGTCAAGCGACAGTGAAACGAGTCCACTGGTGGCATCCTCTTTAGGCTTGAGCGCCTGTGCCTCAGAAAGAAATTCTTCAAGGCCCAGTTTGCCTCCCTGATAGTCATTATTGAGATTGTTGAGTCTTGCCTTTTGCTTAGCTTTATTAAGGGTGTCCACAAACGAGATAGATACTGGCGTTGATGTCCTGCGATCTTGAATGTTAGTGATGATTGTTCCATAGCTCTCCGCCTCCTCTGCCTTCATGTCCGGGTGCTTGTTGATACGGAACCACAGTGAAAAGTCACTGTCTATCTGCTGTACCTCCGGGTGTTGTTCATAGTACTCACCAAAATCCTGAACCAAACGCCAGCTTGGTTTAGTACACAGTCCCTTGTCAACTATGCTACCATAGTTGTCGTAATTACTGCGCTCACTAAGGAAGGTGAGGATATCTAAATCAAGAATGTCCATCGATAACCTCTCTAATCTTGGTGTCACTATAGTGTTTAGGATCTTTCCACTCACTAATCAGTTCTATGACAGCACCACTCCTATTATACAATTGTAGTATAGCAGTCATCTGCTTAGCATGTTCGATTACTACTTCGTTGTCGTTGTCTAACCACACACATATCTTCTTGTAGTCGTTGGATATGTTATGTAGTATTGTTGGCTTTACGTGTGTACCGTAGTTAATCAAGGCATCATACCCAGCCTTGTTAATATGGATCGATGATACCAAGTCCTCTACTACCACAAGGCACGACATACTTATATTTTGTGTAGCTATACCACCTAAAGCTACGTCCTTATCCTTTTGGAAGTTGATGTACTTAGCACCCCCTCTTCTATGTAGTGGCCTGAACTGGTGTCCATCTATGTCACCGTCCATACCGTAGAAGGGCAAGTAAATACTGTCCCACTCAGGAGCATAGCTTATATTATATTGTTTACAATTAGTACGGGTTAACCTATTATTGATACGCCATGCCTCTGCTTCTGCTGGTATAGCTTCTTTTTCAGTGAAGGATATCAACAAAGGGGACGTATACTCTATTGCTGGTTTGCGAATAGCACTTTGAGGTGTCTCTCTGTATCTGTCCGACGCTGCCATATAGTGTGAGGCTGACTCTCCACAGTTGTGGCAGTAAGCAAGTAGCACATCAGGCTTACGTGTTATATACAACCTCCTACGTGTGTCCACACCTGCATCACAGTCTACGTGGTTCAGTCGTACAGACTCACCAATTTCTAGTAGATCCTTTTGACCGCTAAGTATTTCACGCATCGTACCGTTCATGGAACCTCCTGTCTGCCCATGACTTGGCAGTATGTGGACCGAACTCATCACGTATACTGTTGTACTGTAGTACCTCTGCTGCACTGTACTTGTATACCTTACTTGGTTTCTTCAATCGCTTACCCCACCCACTAGGTAAGATACATGGCTTACTACCCACAGTAGC